TGGCAGAAACGGGGGGTGTGCGCAATGAAACGGAGGAAAACAGGCGGCTTACGCAAAGCACTGGCAATTTTCTGCTTTGCTGGTGTTGCGGTGTATCTTTCCTCGGCGTTCCTTGAGGGGACGCCTGAAAACACAAAAATTCTGCTGTTTGTTTTTGCCGCCGTGTTTGCGGTGCTGGGCATTCTTGCATGGCCGAAACGCAAGCGGCAGACCGGCGGCCAGGCCGCCGAACAAACCGACCTCGCGGCCGCCCGTGTGGAGCTGGCGCGGGCAAACGCCGCGCTGGACGCGCTGGAGGGCAGCATTACGGTTGAGGTGCTGTCTGATACGCCACCTGCCCCGCCTGCTGACGAGGGCGCGGGCATCGCGGTGCTGGACAGCGAACTGCAAAACCCTTTACGCGCCGCCTTTGACGCGGTGAGGCTTGACCCTGCGCTGATCCGCGTTGATCTGCACGGCGACAGCGGTTTTACCCTGCGGTATCAGTCCGTTTATCTGGGGCGGTATTACCGCTGCGTTACGCCGGACAAGTGGGCGATCAAAAAGCCTGGGACAACCAGGGCCACCCGTGTTTTTGACCGGGAGATCGATGCGCGGGAAATGGTCGCCGCCCGCCCCGAATACCAGATCGAATACAGGCCGGGGCAAAACATACACAGCTTGCAGTACATGACCGGCCTGCAAGATTTTGAGGAAATTGACAACCCCACGGCGGAGCAATGCCTGTTTGTGATCGAACGCTGGGCAGAATACGCGCGGCAGATCAAAGACGGGTGGGAAAAACTGCTCCAGCCTTAAACTTGAATACACAGACCGTCCTCCAGACACGGAGGGCGGTTTTATTATACCCGGAAAGGAGGCACAAAGCAATGGCAACCATACAATCCCAACTGCGGCTGAATGACGGCATGAGCGCGGTTTTGCGCAGCGTCACGTCCGCGCTGGACACCTGCCTGCGCAGCTTTGAGGAAATGCGGGCCGCCAGCGGCACCGCGATGGACGTGTCCGCCATCGCGGACGCACGGGTGGAGCTGCTGTCCGCAAACAACACCATTGAGCAGATGGAGCGCAACAGCAGGGACGCGGAAAATGCCCAGCGCGGATACAACAGTGCGGTGCGGGCGGGTAATACGGCATTGGACGGGCTTTTGAGCAAGGCAAAAGGGCTTGTTGCGACCCTTGCGGCGGCGTCCGGCGTAAAGAACATTATCAACACCTCGGATCAGTTGGCCGGATCGTCCGCCCGGTTGGCCCTTATCGTGGACGACCAGAACAGCGTGGAGGGGCTGCAACGCAAGATTTTTGCCTCTGCACAGGCAAGCCGGGCCGCGTATACGGACGTTATGGACACCGTGGCAAAGCTGGGGCTGACCGCTGGGGACGCATTCACCGGCAACGATGAAATGATCCGCTTTGCCCAGCTTATGAACCAGAATTTTATCATTGCGGGCGCGTCTGCCTCGGAGCAGTCCAGCGCGATGTACCAGCTTACCCAGGCAATGGCGGCCGGCAAGCTGCAAGGGGACGAATACCGATCCATTATTGAAAACGCCCCCCTGCTGGCAAACAGCATTGAGGAATATATGCGCAACGTGCAGGGCGCCACCGGCAGCATGAAAGAATGGGCGGCGGAGGGGCTTTTGACCTCGGACGTGATCAAGGCCGCGCTGTTTTCGTCCGCTGACGAAATAGAAACCCGCTTTGCCGATATGCCCCGCACATGGTCACAGAACTGGACGACGATGAAAAACAACGCGGTGATCGCCCTCCAGCCCCTATACAACTACATAAACCAGCTTGCGAACGATCCGCGCGTTATGACGGCGATCACCGAAATAACGGGGGCAATCAACGGCATTGCCATGATTGCCATCCCTGTCATTGACGCCATTGTGGCGGGGCTGGCGTGGACGGGTGAAAATCTGGAGTGGATTTTGCCCCTCCTGCTGGGCATTGCGGCGGCGTATGTGGTCATACACACCGCAATGGCGATATACAACACCGTGACAGCGATCAGCAACGGGCTGCAAGCGGTATCCGCCGCGCGGTCTGCCATAAAGGCCGGCGCGTCCATAGCGGAGGCGGCGGCCACAACCACCGCCACGGGGGCGCAGGTAGGGCTGAACGCCGCGCTTTACGCCTGCCCCATAGTCTGGATACTCCTGATCATTATCGCCGTTATAGCGGCAATCTATGGCGTTGTGGCGGCTATCAATGAACTCACCGGCAGCACCATCAGCGCGACCGGCATAATATGCGGGGCGTTCATGGTGGCCTTTGCCTTTATCGGCAACATACTGATCGCCGCCTGGAATTTGGTGGTTGACGTGTTTGTGCTGATATACAACCTTGTGGCGGAGGTTGCAAACTTCATCGGCAACGTGTTTACAGACCCCATCGGCGCGATCTGCCGCCTGTTTTTTGGGCTGGCGGACACGGTACTGGGCATTCTGCAAGCCCTGGCGTCCGCCATTGACGCCATTTTCGGCTCCAACCTCGCGGGCGCGGTGCAGGGCTGGCGCGACAGCCTGGGCGGCTGGGTGGATGATACGTTCGGCAAGGGCGAGGAAGTTATGGCGAAAATGAACGCCGACGACCTCAAGCTGGGCCGGTTTGAGTATGGCGCCGCGTGGGATTTGGGCTATAACGCCGGGGCTGATTTTGAGGCGGGTATCAGCGATATGTTTAATTTTGACCCGTCCAGCCTCACGGGCGACTACGGCACCGGCACGGACATGAGCGGGTATCAGCCCGCGCTGGACAACATAGGCGCGAACACCGGCAGCACGGCGGCATCCCTTAAAAACATGAGCGAGGATGTGGCGTATATGCGCGATATTGCGGAGCGGGAGGCGATCAACCGTTTCACTACGGCGGAGCTGCATATCGACATGACGGGGATGACCAACCGCTTTGAGAATGACATGGACGTGGACGGCGTGATCAACCGCTTTGTTACCGGCGTAACGGAGGCGTTGGACGTCGGCGGCGAGGGGGTGCATCCGTAATGGCTTATACCATGTTTTTGAACGGGGTACAGATGCCTGTCACCCCCAGCAAGCTGACCGTCAAGATCAAGGGGAACAACAAAACGCTGAACCTTGTAAATGACGGGGAGATCAATTTCCTGCGGTCGCCGGGGCTTACGGAAATCACGGTTGAGGTGCTGCTGCCCATGCTGCAAGCCTACCACTTTTCCAGCTACCCCAGCGGATACCAGCCCCCGGACTATTACCTGGAGGCGTTTGAGAGCATGATCGCGGGCAAAAAGCCGGGGCAGTTTATTCTGTCCCGGTACGCCCCTGCCGGGGGACGGCTGTATGACACCAACCTGCGGGTGAGCCTGGAAAGCTACAACATCGTGGAGGACGCGAACAACGGCCCGGACGTTACCGTGTCGCTGACCCTCAAGCAGTATAAGGCGTTCGGCACGAAAACCGTTAAGCTGGTAAAGCCCACGGTCGCCGTTGTGGAAAAGCCGCGCGAAACGGACAACGCGCCGAAAGCCAAAACCTACACCGTGAAAAAGGGCGACTGCCTTTGGAACATCGCCAAACAATACTACGGCAAAGGAGCGGAGTATACACAGATTTTCAACGCGAACAAAGACCAGATCAGCAACCCCAATCTGATCTATCCGGGGCAGGTGTTGACGATACCATGAAAATTGACCTTTTGATCCAGCATGGGGACACGCTGCAATACCCTGCCGTGGTGGAGGGCATTGAGTGGCAGCTTGAACGGAAAGGCTCCCCCGGAAAGCTGACCTTTACCGTGGTAAAGGACGATGCGCTGAATTTCACCGAGGGCGACCCGGTAAAGCTGACCGTGGACGGCACCGATCTGTTTTACGGCTTTGTGTTCACCAAAAAGCGCACCAAAGAGCAAACCATTGACGTGACCGCTTACGATCAGCTCCGTTACCTGAAAAACAAGGACACCTATGTGTACGAAAACAAAACCGCCACAGAGGTGATCCAGATGATCGCGGCGGACTTTCGGCTGAATGTTGGAACGCTGGAGGACACCGGCTATAAAATCGGATCGCGCACCGAGGACGACACCACGCTGTTTGACATTATCCAGAACGCGCTGGATGAAACGCTTACCGCCAAAAAGCAGCTTTTTGTGCTGTACGACGACGCTGGCCGGCTGACCCTGCGCAATATCGAAAGCATGAAACTGGACTTTCTGCTGGACAGCGAGGTGCTGGAAAACTTTGACTACAAAAGCACCATTGACGACAGCACCTATAACCAGATCAAGGTGGTACATGAGGACAGCGACGCCGGCAAACGCAGCATCTACATTGCAAAGGACAGCAGCAATATTAACGCCTGGGGCGTGTTGCAGCTTACGGAAAGCGTGGAGGAGCAGACCAACGCCCAGGCAAAGGCGGACGGTCTGCTGGCGTTGTACAACAGCAAAACCCGGACGCTGACCGCCTCCAACGTGCTGGGGGACATCCGGGTGAGGGCGGGCAGCTCTATCGTGGTTATGCTCAACCTGGGGGACATTGTGGTGCAAAACTTCATGGTGGTGGAGAGCGTCCGCCACACGTTCAACGAACAGCAGCACCTTATGGAGCTGAAACTGAGGGGAGGTACTTTTATTGTCTAAAGAAACCGACATGATCAACGCCATAAAACGCGCGGCCACGGAGGCGGTGAACGCGGGCAAGCCTTTTGCCCTGACGCT